CGGCAGCATATGGGGCGGTATAGTCGGCGTGTTTAGCGTCGTAGCCGGTTGGTTCGGTAGCGTATTCAGAGGGGCTTGGAACGCTATAGTTAGTGTATTTGGAGGATTAGCGGGCTGGTTCAGAGGTATCTGGAACGGTGTGGTTGGTATTTTTGGTAGCGTAGGTGTGTCTATAGGCAATGCTATCGGCGGGGCGTTCAGAGGTGCCATAAATGGTGTGCTAGGCTTTGTTTCTGGAATGATTAACGGATTTATCAACTCGATAAACTGGGCGACAGGTATTATCAACGCTATTCCTGGCGTCCATATTCCAAAAATACCGAACCTCAATATTCCGCAGCTCGCAGAGGGTGGTATCGCCACAAAAGCAACCCTAGCCATGATTGGTGAGGGTAGCGAACCAGAGGCCGTCATTCCACTGAGTAAGCTGAGCCAGTTCCTGAAGAACTCTATGGATGAGAGGGGTGCTGGTAAGTCAAGCGGCGACACGCCACAAATCAACCAAACCGTCAACCTCACCAACGGTATCGATATTGATCAGTATAACCGCAGCCTGGTGCAGCAGATGAGGAGGGGTTAGGTATGAGAACATATGACGTACAGATTACCAACATGCGCACTAACGAGAGTGTATTTCTGGCGGGCAGCAAACAGGGGCTATCCCACCTAACACCGCCACTGAAGGGCTTTGGTGACCCCGATGTTCGCAACAGCCAGTATGTATTTTCTGGTGCCGACGGCGGTAGCGTAGATGAGCAGTTCTATGGTGTGCGACAAATACCATTGAGCTTTTTCGTGTTAGTGGAGCATGACGGAAAACTGGCCGAGATGCACGCCGAGATGGCAAAAATTGCTAGAACCATCAAAATCCGCGACAAGCTGCGAGTGCAGCTGTTCACACCAACTGGACGCGTCTATCAGACTATTACCAAACTGACGCAGCCTCTTGATCCAAAGATTGAGTGGCCGCTCATTGCCGACTACGACATCGAGCTGGTTGCTGGCGACCCGCGAATGTACGACTACACTGACGGTGCCGCACAGAGGGTTACACTTGAGCGACCGCGTGATGGCGGACTGTTGTGGAGCCCGACAGGGCTACTTTGGGAGCGTGACGGCTTGCACTGGGTAGCTGGCGGAGGAGTGAACCACGCCATCAATGACGGCAATACGTACGTCTGGCCGACAATCACAATTACCGGCAAAGTCACCAACCCGACGGTATCCAACCAGACAACTGGCGAGATTTTGGCACTGAATATCAGCATAACAGACAGCGACACAATCGTATTTGACACATACAACCGAGAGGTGACTCTGAACGGTGTGGGTATCGATAATAATCTCACCAGCAGCCAATACTGGCGTTTGGTGCCAGGGCTAAATGAGCTGATTTTTAACACGTCAAACAGCACCGATACTGGCACAGCTATCGTTGAGTGGTACAACGGCTACACGGGAGTGGCGTAATGGATGAATACGTACCACCACGCTACACTGTCGAGCTATGGCACCGCGGAAAGACCAAGGTGGCAGATATTACAAGGCTTTGCCAAGACATCGACTGGAGCATGACACGGAATGGTGTTGAGTCGCTAGATTTTAATATGTCGATGCCAGACTGGGAAGAGAAGTGTCGACGGATCGGCGAGAACCCAAACACTATCTTGAAGCCATGGGTGAGCGACATCAGAGTCAAGCGTAACGGCGAGTATTTGTTCGGCGCAGTAGTGGTGGAGGCGAACCGCAACCTGAACACCGACAACGCACGAGTACTGGTGCAATGCGACGGTTATTTGAATCTGATTGACGCACGATACCTGAATGGTCGCTGGAAAGGGATTGAAGCTACCGACATTGCCTGGGGCATCATCCAGGAGGTACAGAATCGACCTAACGGAGATGTTGGTATTACCAGGAGTAGTAGGCAGTACCGCACCGGCGTACGACGTGACAGAATGGACGATTGGGAAGACATCAACGCTAAAGATGCGTTGGTGTCGCTGACCAATCTACAAGATGGCAAGTTCGATTTTCGATTCACCTACGACCGCAAGTTTGAGACGTTCCAGACACTCGGTAATGAGCGGCCAGACGTGACAGTGCACTATCCTGATGACGGGCTGGGTATTGGTGCCATCAGGATGGAGCTGCCGCAATCTGGAGCAAACTTGTACAACAATATCATAGGCAAAGCCTCTGGAATGGGCGAGGAAACAATCCGCTACAGTGCTGAGGACGTACTGAGCCAGCAGGAGTTTATCTTGCGAGAGAAGGTGCAGCTGTACAACAGCATTAAGAATCTGAGCACTCTGGCGGGGCACTGCGAGGCTGATGTGGCGGTGATGAGCCGACTGGTCGACCTGCCGCGCGTCACAGTGCGTGGTACGCAATTTGACCTAAATAATATCGGAGTAGGCGATCGTATCGTAGTTGAGCAAAATAAGTATTCATCTTGCCCACTGAGCGGTTATTACCGAATCGAGCAAATATCTGTCAAGGTCGATGAGAACATGAGCGAGGAAATAACTCTAACGCTGGATAATTACGACTTATGAGCGAGCGATTAAATCTGGTAGAGGAGCGGCGTGCCATTGGCAGATTGCGGGCGTTGCTACGAGCCTCTGAGCAAATGAAAGCGACACAGCGTACCAGCAACAACTCCGGCATTATTTATTATGAAACGAAAAGTGTGCAGGAATACGACGCGATGATACCCGTCACACATGACCCCGCTTTTCTTGGTGGCAGAATAATCAAGATCGAGACGACATTTACCGCACGCAAACAACAGTGGCCGTATGTGCTGTTTTTGCCACAGTTTTATGTCGGCGACAACCCTGACACGCTGGCGGGTGCGCAGCCAGTCACCGGCAGTATTATTGATCAGAGTTCGCCAGATATTAACAAACTAGAGATACCAAGTCAGTTGGCGTTTAGCGCTACCGCCTCAATCGACAATCCACGACCAGGGCAAACAAAATACGTCTACGCCAAGTGTATTTTTCTGGGTACCGACAAGGGGTCGTTCAGCATGAAAGCGAGCCTGCTATGAATCGGCTGAGTATGTTGCCGGAAAACCAATTGGCAGACATCCTGGCGTCACTTGATCGTAACATCCGCGACCTCAAGACTAGCCAGGTGATGGCATCAAATGGGCTGGTGTTTTATGAGAGTGCCAGCAACGACGAGTGGGATTTTAATCAGGTGGCTAATGTAGTTGGTGGGCAACAGCAAGCCTCTGGCGTGCCATTTATCATCACGGCGACGGCAAAAAAGGATAAGACGTTCTTGTTGGCTGATTTGATTATTGACAAGATGTTGATAAACAGTGCAGCACCAACGCGTATTGACATAATACCAATATCGAGCGACGTGCGGCATGTTCGCAGATGGTTTGCATACGCGTATGCGCGAAAGGGATTGAACAGTGTGCTGACGCAGGTGAAATGTGCCGTGGTGGCAAATACCAGTGTCGATTTGACAGTCGAAAGTAGGATGTTATGAGGATTCAAGAGATAGACGGCGAGACGATGGCGCGAATCATTACGCGGTACGAGCGTGAAATTACCGAAATGAAAGCCACGCAGCGTGTTGGTGCTGACGGCGTACGGGTATTTCGCGTCAGGTTAGAAGCGGCGATCGACAAGCGTGACGCAACGTTTCTGAGGCGGTTCAAAATCGTATTTACACCGAAAGCCAGCACGTATCAGTCGGGTATGGTTTTTAAGCTGATGGTTGGCAGGCGCAGCAATCATGGTTCAGGGTTGGAAGACGTCACTCGTTATTTCCAGCGTCGGCGAAGTAATGGCGGCGTGCAGACGTGGCTAAATATATCAGATTTCTTGGTCGACCTCGGCAGCAACACATTCAAAATCTACGCGTTCGTCACGTCTGACGGCGAGCTGAGGGTTGAATATGTCTAATCTGTAATGTGGTAAGTGAGAATGAATAATAAACGAGACAAGGAATCGATGAATCAAACACCCAAAACGGTGCGGGAATTGGGCATCATGATGACTGCACGCGACGACGTGCTGAATGAAAGGCTGAGTTCAATAAACGATAATGTGTCGCGGTTGGCGGAGTCGGTCAAACAGCTGGCTGAATCGAAAGCCGATGCCGAGGAACTGAAAACCCTGATAGCCCGCGTGGAACTGATGCAAGGTAGTTATTTGTCCAAGAGTGAAGCTAAGATTGGTGCTGGTGTAATGACAGCAGTAATTACCGTGATTGGCTTTATGGTCGATTTAATTGTGAGAGTTGTGAATAAACCGTAATGATTAATTTAATAGGAGGTCAAAACCGATGAAAGGCATCGACATATCAAGCTGGCAGGCCGGATTGGACGCTGGTAAAATCCCGGCAGATTTCGTCATCGTAAAGGCGACGGAGGGGACGAACTACGTCAACCCAAACTGCGACGAGCATTATCAGCAAGCAGCGGCAGCTGGCAAAAAGCTCGGCGTTTATCACTTTGCGAGAAACGGCAGCAACGACGCGATCGCTGAAGCTGACTTTTTCGTCGACAATATCCAAGGCTACATCAAACACGCCATGCTTATTCTTGACTGGGAAGACGGCGGCAACGTTGGCGACGTAGCATGGGCGCGCCGCTGGCTCGACCGCGTGCAAGAGCGAACAGGCGTGAAGCCGCTCATCTACATGTCAGAGAGTGTGATAAACAGCCACGATTGGGGTATTGTCGCTGCGGCCGACTACGGCCTATGGGTGGCTAAATACCGCGACATGGCAGTCGACTTCAACTACGACATGAGCCAAGCCGGCACGCCGCCAAGCGTGAAATACTGGTCAGGCTATGCAATGTGGCAGTGGACATCGAGCGGCCGACTTGACGGCTGGGGCGGAAACCTCGACTGTAACGAATTCTATGGCGACGCTGAAGCGTGGGATAAGTATGCAGGAGGAGCTCCATCGGAAGCACCGTTCCCTGGATCGATTGCTAACCCACAGCCAGCACCAGAGCCACAGCCGACATACACAGTTCAGCCAAACGATACGCTGAGTGAAATTGCCGCGAAATATGGCACCGACTATCACTACCTGGCGGCCATCAACGGCATTCAAAATCCAAACCTGATTTATGCAGGCCAAGTGTTGCGAGTGCCAGGCGGAAGCGCGCCGGCCGAGCGAACCGTGACGGTTCAATGGGGCGATAACCTCAGCACTATCGCAGCTGCGCACGGCACGGATTGGCAGACGCTAGCCCGAATCAACAACCTACCAAACCCAGACCTGATACACCCAGGCGACGTTTT